TGTCGTTGTCATGGAGTATACCTGCCTTCCGTGCAAGAAGTTCCCCAAGGGCATCGTGATCATCGTTGGTGAAAACGAATTGCTGGATATGCAGGAAATGACGTACTACGTCGGAGAGCGCAACGAACCCAGCTTGAACCTTGAGGAATATGCCTGCGTCACCAATCCGGCATCCGTGTGGCCGATGTGCGTTCTTCACCGCCTCATCCCCGTTCAGAGGGCATACAATGCGGTCCGCAACAAGAAGCACGAGGCCCTGAACCGCAAGGCTATCGGTATCGTGTCCATGGAAGACGACGGCAACGCGGACATTGAGGCCCTGGAAGAAGAGGGAATCTACCCCGGCAAGATATTTACATACCGAGTCGGAGGGAAAGCCCCGCAGTTCATGCACGACAACGTCAGTACGCAGGACTTCGACAACGAGGAAACCAAGCTGGAGGGCATGTTTGAATCAATCTCCGGCGTTTCCCCGTTCATGTCGAGAAGCGCGGTCCCGACCGGCATGGAAGCTGCAAGCGCGCTGGAGAAGGTGCGAGAGCAGGACACGGAACGTATCGGGCTGACCATCGAGAATATCAACCATGGCGCTGTCCGTGGATTCAAGATCGGCCTTCGCCTGTGCAAACAGTATGCCCAAGGTCCGCGCATCATGCGCATGGTCGGCAAGAACGATGATGTCGCGGTCGAATACTGGATGGCATCCGACCTGACAAGCGACGATGTGATCATTGACAAGGAATCGTCACTCATTCAGTCTTCAGCAGAACGGCGTCAGCGCATTGTCCAGATGATGCAGTACGGAATCCTTGAGAAAGATGTGGACCCGCGAATCAGGATGCAAATCATCCGGGCCATGGATGTCGGGGATTGGGAGAACGCCGACGCGGAAGAGAAGATGCACGTGGCCCGCGCGCTCCGCGAAAACATGAAACTCAAAACCGGGGAAATGCCGGAAGCGAAAGACTACGACAATCACGTCCTGCACCTGGCCGAACACAACAAAATGCGCATCGACACCGAATGGGACGAAATGGTTGCACAGAATCCGATGATGGAAGCCATGATGAACCAACACGTCGCGGATCACAAGGCAATCGTCCAGCAAGCGCAGATGGAAGCGCAAATGGCCATGATGGCCGCACAAGCAGGGCCTCCACAGCAGATTGCATGACAAGGAGCCGGGGAGAAACACCCCGGCTTTTTTGCGCCTTTTTTCATGGTTGACCAACGCGACACAACGTCGCACCTATTCTTGGGACATGAGCCGGACCGCAAGACGAACTCCGGCGCGAAAGCGAGGAACACCCCATGCCCGACGGAATCGAAGCCACAGAGCGACCGGTAGGCGTCCGCATCAATCTCCAGTTGTTCGCAGAACCCGGAGAAGGCGAAACCACCGCACCCGCACAAACCCTGCAAGGACTCCTTGAGGGAATGATGGCAGACAAGCAAGCAGCGGAAAACCCCGCGCCGACCCCGCCCGTGACACAGGAAACCGCACCAGCCGAAACGGAACCTGCCGTGCCGCCCCAGACCGGGAACCAGACGGAAGAAACCGAACCGGCACCCACCATGGAAAAGCGATACGCCGACCTTCGCGCACATGCGAATCGTCAGTCGAACAAGGCTTACCTGATGGAAAAGGAACTCAACGAAGCACGGGCAAAACTTGCCGAACTGACAGCCGCACCAGCAACCGCGCAGACCGCAACAAGCCAGACGGAACCTGAAGTATCCCCCGACGCGTTCATGGAAAAGTTTGCGACAGACCCGATGGGAGCCATCAAGGCCCTGACCGAGACAGTCGCAAGGCAGACCGAAGAGCGAATCATGGCGAGAGTTCAGCCCGCAACGACTTACGCGGAGAACCAAGGATTGCTGGACGCCTGGACAAACGAAATGAACGCATTCGAGGAATCACACCCCGACTTCGGAAACATTTCGGACAAAGTCGGCGAGTACCTGAGAACCAACAACCTTGTCCATGCAGAAAACAAAACGGCGGCTCTCCGCGAGGCGTATTACGCCGCCAAAGACAGTTTGCCTCCGCCGGTCGCAACAGCAAAGCCGCAGACATTTGAAGAGATGCTGTCCGACGAAACGAACCTTGCGAAGATATTTGACAACCCCACCATCCGGGCGAAAATCCAGACTGACCTTGTGGCGGCAACGCGGCAAGCCACCGCCAACATCCCCAGGTCCATCACGGATTCGGGCGGCGGGACAGCACCACTCGTACCGGACCGTAAACCCACGAACATGGCCGAGGCGGGAATTGCCATGAAGGAATGGCTTGAACGTCGCCACGGCAACTGAAAGGAGTAACTCATGTCTGATTTGACGCTTTCCATGTCCGAGTTCGCTTCCGCGCTGAAGATTTTCTACGGCGGAACCGTGCCGAACCAGATCAACACTGAACTTGGCCCGCTCGTCGCCCGCATTGCCAAGACGACCAAGAACGTCGTCGGCGGCGAGTACGTCGAGAAACTTGCACCGTTTGGCATCTCCGGTAATGCCGCCGCCTTCTCCGAAGGTGGAGCGCTTCCCTACACGTCCAAGCAGACCAAGGCCAGATTCCGTTCCTACCTCAAGAACCAGGCTGCCCGCGCTCTGTTCACCGAAAAGGTCCTGAAGGTTTCCCGTGGTTCCGCAGCTGCGTTCGCCGACGCCGCAACCGATTCCATGGACAACATGAAGGAATCCGGCAAGATCGACTACGCCCGCCAGCTGTACCTTGACGGTACCGGCCTCTGCACGACCTGTGGAGTTACCGACGACGCCACGACTGTCGTTGTTATTTCCACCCAGTACCTCATGGACGGTATGGTCATTGACATCGTCGTGACTTCTACCGGCGTTGCCATCACCAATGGCCGTGGCCGCAAGATTGCCGCCATCATCGACGACACGTCCTTCCTGCTTGAAGGAACCGACAAGGTGACTACGGCAGGTACCCACTCCGTCACCAACCAGGGTGCGTTCGGTCTGGAACTTACCGGCCTCAATGCAGTCCTTGCGCAGACCGGTTCCATCTACAATCTTGCTCGCGCATCGTACCCCGCCTTGAACGCCAAGGTGTGGAATGGTTCCGGTTCCGGCGTCGGTGACATCGACGATGCAATCATCATGAAGGCCATCAAGGACCGCGCGTCCAAGAAGGGTGCCAAGATTGACCTGCTCATCGCGCATCCCGACGTTGTCGTGACCTACGGAGACTACCTGTCCTCCATGAAGCAGACGGCCACCCCGTTGACGCTTGAAGGCGGATGGACTGCCATATCCTGCGGTGGCATCCCGATGATCGACGACCGCTTCTCCAAGAAACAGTCCATCCGTGGTCTGGAAACCAAGAACTTCTACGAACACATGCTCCACGACTGGGAGTTCCTTGAAGATGGCATGTTCCGCCTTGTCCCGGGTACCGCGAACTACGAGGTCACTATGACCAAGTATTCCGAACTCATCTGCGACAAGCCCGGCGCGAACTTCTCCATCGACGGCATCACGGTTCTCTAAGCGACAGCACAGCACGCGACATAAGGCAATAGACACCAGAGGGGAGGGGCAGACGCTCCTTCCCTCTTTCGTATCAAGCCATACCGGAGGGGTTATGACTTATCTGGAATTTAAAGATTTGCAGGACAAGGGCAGAACCGACGAAACGCTTTCCCTGATCGAGACGCATGTGTTCGACATCCCGCGCCGAATCTGTGAGGAAACCGGAGACGAAAATTGGTTTGTCTGCCACAACCCGACAACGAACCGCTTTGAGGTCCATTACGACGGCAAAGCCTTTAGCACAATGGAGTTTGTCGTGCCGTTTGAGGAACTGGACGCCCGTACCATCGAATGGATGCGACGTGTCCGGTCAAGCCGTTCAAGAGAGATTGTCCGCGAAGTGTCGGCAAATAACGCAAAGTTGAAACAGGACGCAAACAACCGGGCGCATGACCACGTCGCCGCATATGCAAAGGACGTGTACCGATACAAGGACAATCACCCGAGCAAGACAATCTCCAGCAAGGACATTGTAGCAGGAAGGATGGAATGACATGGCATTGCGAGACATCCTGAAGGACGCCGTGTATGACGCAAAGGCCCCAATCTCAGATGCGGACTTCATCCGCAATTACAATGCTGTCGTCCGCGACCTGGCGAAGCGATATGAAGTGGCAACCAAGATCACCGAAACCGCATTCTCCAACACATCGGGAACGGAATGGTATGCGTTGACTTCCGGGTGTCTTGGCGTGAAGCGCGTCGTGGACGAAGACGGAGAGACAACCCGGCACTATTCCATCCGCGACGGCGTGGAAATTCACTTCACATACGACGGGAACTACACCGTTTTTGAACAGGTTCCGCACGCAAAAATCACCGCACTCACCGCGACGCCTACATTGAACGGACAATTCGATGAAGCCGTTGCCAAGTACGTCGCGTCCAAGTGCGCGAAGGACGGCGCGGACAAGCTGTATGGCGAGTACCTTGCTGAAGCCGAAATGGCAAACAACACGATCCGCCGGAACCGGAACAAGAACGCGCAAGTCGGAGTGACGCCTTATATCTGATTGGAGGACAAATCAGAATGACACACAAAGCAATCGTAGACGCACTTGACGTGATCATGCCGGGCAATCCGTTTGCAACCCAGATGAAGCTGGATTGGGTGAACGCATTGGAGGGAGACATCTGGCTCACGCTTACCAGACCGCAATCGCAGGCTACCGTAACAGGCGTTGCGGCAACGGCATCATACGACCTGCCATCCGGCATTCCCTTCCACCATGTTCTTGTCTTGACCGTGAACGGAGAGGAATACCCCCGAATCGACGGCACCATGCAAGACACAATGGGATTCTACGATGCAGGTTCAAGCAAGTTTGGCCTGTACCCGGTCCCAGCCGGCGGCGAAGTGATTAAGCTGTCCTGTTCTGTTCCATATACATCCAGCACGACAAGCACTTACGCGTCCGTCAATACCATCGCAGAGACGCCATTCGACGACATGTACCTTGACTTTGTCCGGGCCAAGGCGAACTTCACGCTTCAGCAGGACGCGGCCTACATCACAATCGCGCAAGTCTTCAATTCCAAGGCTGACAAGTACGCCCAGTGGTATTCCGAAAGACTTCCCATCGGCAGGAGGGACACACAATGCGGCTTCCGCTTACCCGCGCTCTCGCAAGAATCGAAAGCGAACACAAGGACGTAACAGTCTTTCGCGGCCTGAACAAGCTGCCAAGATTGGTTCCCGGCGAATTGGCATCCATGGCAAACTGCGGATCGCGGTTTCCGGGATGTCTGTATCCGCGTGCATCCCGCGAACTGATTGAAACATTGACGACGCCGAATGCCATGTTCATCGCAGACAGCGGCGTCCGGTGTACGGTCGACGGCACGTCCTTCAAGTATGGCGGCGTCACCAAAGGCTCCGTCACGTCTGGCCTGAAGTCCATGTGCGACTTCTACGGCACCGTGATCATTATGCCGGATAAGAAGTATTACAACTACAAGACGGACACCTTCGGAACACTTGGAACCGGTGCGACATATCCGGCAGACGGTGGAGTTCCAGACATGGACCGCGTCTATTCCCACTCCAACCGGGTGTGGGGATTCAAAGGCGTCTCAATCTATGCCAGCAAGCACATGGACTGCACGGTATGGAATCAGTTCTCCGTTGACGAAGATGGCGTGTCTACCCCGATGGATGATGACTCGGTCATGTACGAACTTCCGGCACACTACGGAAGCATCAAGGGAATGGCCCCGGCAGAGAACCACATGTGCTTCGCCACTGAACATTCCACCTATGAGATTTATGGCGATACCCCGCTCAACTACACGCCTCGCCTGATCTCCGAAAACAAGGGAACCGTTGATGGCCGAAGCATGGTCCCGCTCGATGGCCGCATCTATTCTGCGGTTTCCGACGGCGTCACAGCCTATGCCGGAAGCCATCCTCGACAGATTGGATACCCACTCGACATAAGGCCCGTGGAGGCCGTGGGCGGAACAGATGGACGAAGATACTACGTCAGCATC